TGCGAAACAGGATACCACCCATAAGGGAAACTCCTACAGACGCAGTCCCAACCAGCTTTCAAGGCTGCTATCGTCCTCGTCGGCGCTGTGAGCTCCCAGTGCCTTCAAAGTTGATTACAGATCGCTCTCTAGCAGTTTGTAAACGTCGGTCTGACTGGCTACTGCACCTTGTGCAGGGCCAGATGGGCGGCCAGGTACCATATCTAAACCATCTAGAACTGTCGATAACTTGTTCAGGTTTTCCGTAGCGTCGGTCGATACACGTGTCCTAACCATGTTCACGAAAACTCCTCCTCCAAGTCTCCATAGCACAGTGTACGATCGGTTCAATGATAACAGTGGTATAGTAAACTCTAACACCCGAGGGATGGCCACACCTTTGGAATCTTTGCCTGGCAGGCGAAGGATCCGTGAGAGGTTCGTTAGTGATGAGTTGAATACGGCGTATGTTACCTGAGCCCGCTCGTCATCATCTGCAAAGTTCGAAGACCAGATACTGTTACGTAATGAATCCAATAAACCTCTTCTCGCGACTACACTCAACGAGAGTGTACCTGATCTCAGTTGAGCTAAGATCCCCCCTACACGTCTCGCCTCATCCCAGGCCGCTATTCTGAGTGGATGAGCTCTATCCCATGTCCCTGCGTCTGCTAACTTTCTAGTAGCCCACTCTAACTTCTTATCACCGTCGTTGATAGCCTTGATTAACTCGTCGTTGCTCATGACTGGGTCAGCGATGATCTCCCTCAGTAGTTCGGATTGCCGTAATAGTGCTTCTACCCGTTTAAGTTGCTCTGATATAAGGGTGAACGAGTACGCATCCCATAGATCACTTTGTATCAGGCCAATACCTGGGTACCAGTTAATCGGTTTAAGCGCCTCTGATAAAGCTCCCCATGAAGATTTCATCCCTACGAGTTCTGGGTCTGCAGCGTTGAGTTTCAATAATCCCGTGAATGACTCCTTGTCTACTGCCCCTGCAAAGAATGTAGCTAATCCTACACCTGGTGAAATGAAACCCCTAGTAACCATGTAATCCTGGACTGCTGGTGCAAGCTTCCCGAAGCGAGGTAGTCTAGCTAACATCTTAACGGGAATCGTGGACAACTCAATCCCGTTAATGAACAGACGTTTCGCTAGCTCACCCGCTGGCAGAAGGCCCTCTGAGTGCAACACGGACTTGCTCAGACTGATCCCTACATCTAACTCGGACATTAAGGTCTTGTACTCCCCGGCGACATCCTTTGAGTTGATGGTAACGTCGTCCCCTATGATCACGTACTCTGTGAAAGGTAATGCCTTCTTAGCTCTTGAAGCAGCTATCTGAACCGCGACATGATGAGAGAACGTAAAGATGTTGAAGGAAGTCAAAGCTCCCATCGGTTGGCCCGTATTGTATCTTAGTTTCGTACCGTCTGCCGTTTTGTAATTACGGCCTGTGAGTAACGTTGCCCAATAACCTGCGGCAGCTGTATCCTTTAGCAGGATACCTAATACCTTCTGTTGGAACCATAGTGGGAATCTATCCGTTGCTGCGGATAAGTCAAATGAGTAAATGGTTGAATCTGGGTTCTCGGACCACTCTTTTACTCTCAATGCAGCTGAGGTCTGATCATACACTCCATCCATAGGCAATGATTTTAGGAATGGTTTAAAGGCGTAATGTAAAGGGTAAAGTAACGTCTGTGTCCAGTAATCCAAAATTGCTACGATTCTAGCTTTGCCGCCCAGCTCTTGTATCACATGGAGCCGGCCTAAGACCTCGTCAGTCACATGGCCTCCCCCATGCGGCACACTCGCCTTCGACATCGCAAAGAGATTCCCCACGATCTGGAACATGCCTAACTTGTCTGCTAGGCTAACGAAGGCATTGAAAACCTCACCCTCCTTTGTAAAAGCCCTTGCATCCGCCGTCGCTGAGACTGTCGCCCTCCCATTCGGTCCACCCTTCTCTGACACTCTAAAACGCCACGAACGTGTTTCCGCAGCCAGCACCTCCTTGAAATCCTCGTGCTTGGGTCCGAACTCGTTCATGACGGATGCTATCTCCTTTCCTACAGCATCTTTGTCTGCAGTGGAAGAATCGCCATCGGTAACGGTGTCATAATTCGGCTCTGTGTATATGGATATAACTCTCCATGATTGGAGCACGGTAAACACTAATGCAGCAAACTTCGCGTTTTCCTTCGTCAGTAGCACGCCGGGTCCGTACAGTTCAGACTGTAGAACCAGCAAGAGGCCTAAAGCTCGCTGAGTGTCGGTATACTTATTAGACCTAAGATAACGGAAACTTAGATCTGCCTTTTCAGGCATGGCCCCACCTCTTATAAGGTTAACATAGTATGAACTTGCCTCTTTCATCTGGGCAATCAAGGTTCTCGGATCATTGAACGCTGAGGTCATCACGAAATCCATAAAAGTTGATATAGCGCCTACGATTCTATGAGCGTGCTCGAATCCCAGTGAGTTAACCAAAGAGATGAGTAGGGCAAGCAACGTACCTAAATTCTGGTCTGTGACCTTCTTATGGTCGGGGGCACCCTCTTTGGCCGGCAGGGATGGTATGTCCATCAACTTCGTCAGGCCAGAAGCCCTTCGAGCTAACGGTCTCGGCATGGAGTAGGTCGCAGTGCGTGGGCACACAATAGTATGGTCTCCATAGAGGACTTTGTAAGTCCGGTAAGATGCAATAAGTGAGGATATCCCTGATAAAGCTATTTGTAATATCATTTTTAAATTTTTCATAATTGAGATCATTTCTATCTACGTAGGACAGGCCCTACCCACCTGGGTACCGTCGTCGGTCACAGTCTTCACCGTGTAGAGACAGGCGGCTCTTAACCCCAATTTCCCTGTACCCCAATCCCCCCTCTTTGAACCATCCCTAGAAGCATGCAAGGAGTAGTCGTCACCACTCTCTCATCACTTACGCAAACCCCTCAACGATAGTTGATCAGTCTACCACTGAGGCGCAAAACGATAGGCCAGAGATAACCGGGTTAGTAACCCAGGCACCCGCACCGGATCC